CAGTTATAACACCGAAAGGCCTCATGAAGCATTAAATAATATGACTCCGATTGAGTATAAAACCCTAAGACAAGCAGTATTATTTTCTACTTGAAGCTTGTACTAAGTTTGGGGTATTTACACAATCACGTCAACGCCATAAGGGACGATATAGTCGTTTAATATGAATTCCTGCTGAAACGTTTCACAGGGCAGTTGTGGCCGCTCACACGGTGGTTCTACTTCGCTGAATGTCTGTGTACGGCTGCCGGGATTCATGAAGAATTTACCGGTTAGGGTGGTTTTGCCGCGCTTGCTGGTAAAATCCCAGCTATGGCTGTATGCCGCTATTTTGACGTTGGCGTTAAACCGTTGTGTGGCCACATGTACGGTATGGGTCAGGCTGGCAAACGGTAAAAACTTACAATCCATGGTTATGCTGTTCTGCCGGTGGCTTTCCAGCATTCGGGTATAGCCTATCTGCACGGCAACCCGATAGCCGTTGGCAAATTCTCCGGGGATAACATTGTCGATATTGGTGGTATAGTCGCCATTTAACTGCTTTACCCCTTTTGGCCTTTTGTAATGCTTTTCACTGCCCCAGTTTTTGGCCATTTTGTCATCATCACTTTCGTGATTGATGCTGTAGGTAACTTTTTCCTTTTTTTCGCCATGGATGGCAATGGATTCCTGATTCTGTAAGACAATGATGTACTTTTCATCAATTGCCTGTTTCCAGCGGCGCATTGCTTTCCATGAAGCGGCCAGCGCGTATAAATTGCTGTCGCTGCCGATTGGAATCTGCACTACATTGACAATATCGTGGCCGTTTTCGTCCTTTTCGCCTGTTGGCTCGTAATCGTATTTGTAATCGGCCGCTTTCCATATCACACCGTTATACACACCCGGGGGCGGCGTGCCTTTAACCCACCATTCTCCGGTTGTCCAGCCACCGCCATTTGCCGCACTCTGGACATCGGCCAGTTTCGGGGCAGGTCCCTCTGCGGCCACTCGTATGATGTAATCAAAATCACTCATAAAGCTAAGATAGCGGTAACTGAAGCTGATTTCTCTGTGAATCAGTCGGTCAAACTGGTGGTGTAATTCGACTTCAATGCGATTGACGATGGAAACGGCGCTGCTCATCTCTAAGGCCATATTGGCTTCGTAAACATTGCAATCGCTCAGTGTCCAGTCAGCCACTGGTTTAGGCAGCCAAGACGTCAGATGCGCCTGTTCTGTGGCATCAAAATCAAATGAAGCCGGTATGGTGCTTAACCGGTCGGTGAGCTGCGCGTTTTTGGTCTCATAATTCTGCTCTTCACCAAAAATCGACGCTGCCCAGTAGCCAATGCCGTGAATGGTGTCAATGCTTAATTTTTCGACTGATTTGCTGCGGTCTTTGGTGGCGTTGAGAATGCGCAGACGGCCTGAATAATCTATTTTGGGCATATCTATAACGCCGGAGAATATCGGGTACAGGTATTTATCTGTCTGCGCGTAAATAACGATCTGCCGGTTATAGTACTGGTATATATCAATTGCGCCGCACGGCTCCCGCAGGTACAGGCTGGCCGTGGCCGATTCACCCTCAGCAAAATGCACTTCACAGGTGCGCACTACGTTGCACAGTTCAACACCGGCCACAAATATCCTGATAGCGTATTTCTCACCATCAAAGCCCTGTGCATATCTGGCACGCATAAAGCGGTTGGGTGCGGGGTTTAGTACCTGCTGGCCAAGCTGTAGCAGTTCGCTGTCACATACCGGATTGACTACCTGCGCTATATTCAGCAAGTCGCCGCCGCTGTCTGTTTTCTGGTAAACATGGCAGGTAAGGGTTATTAAATCTTCGCTTTGCTCTATGGCGCGTACGGTACAGCCGATGCGGATTAATTCGATGCCGTCGCTGGTTATTGCCTGCGCTGTATCGCCGCTATCGGTAGCCAGCAGGGTTGTGTTGAGTAAAGACGAACCTAACATGTTTTACTTTCTGTTTATGCCGTTGTTTCGGTGATGGTGGCATTAAGCCTGATGCTGATGCACGGGTCGGAGCGGTCGCTGCGGACGCTGTTACTGGTATTGGTGACGCGGATATACACCGGTATGGATTTGCCACCCTGTAGCTGTGTGCCCAGCTCCAGCGCAGCGCCGGCATTTGCCGTATCCAGTCCGGCATACGTCAGGGCTAGCTGAACATCTGCTGGCTGGAATTTCGCCCCCAGATTGATAAATGTGGTACTGCCTGAACTGCATTTGCTGCCGCGCTCTGCCCGCCATGCCGGTTCACTGCTGCCGGTCTGGGCATTGTCCAGACACTGATACATGCAGCCATTGGATACGATTGGTTCAATAATATTGCCAAAGCTGTACACACGGTTTGGCTCCCATTTTTTCAGGCGGCTAGCCGGTACTAGCATGATTTGCGGGTCTGATTTTGGTTTCAGTACTTCGTTGGGATACGGGCTCCCAAAAAACAGCTTGAACTCATTTTTACCGGCGCCATTAAAATCCAGTTGATACGGGCTGTTAGCTTCCATTGTCATCTGGGCATCGGTATACAACATAAAGGGCATGGTTAAACCTCATTAAAAAACCGGCCATCTGGCCGGGGTTATCGCAAATCACTGGCAACGCTGTGCAGCGCTTTCTTCCATAAATCCTTAAATTGCTTGGCTCCATCAGGTGCATCAAAAAGCGCTTTAAAGGATACGTTCTTGTCACCGTTGCTGATTTCCACCTTGATGGCCTCCATCACTTTAATCATGTTGTCGATATCTTTGGCTGCACCTTTGCCTGAGCCAAAGCCGGCTGGTGCCATCGGGGCAGACATTAGGTTGACATCAGGTGCAGATGGCCGGCGGCCGCTGATAAAGGAAATACCGCCCATGCTCTGTTCTTCTTCCCGCTTCTTTTTCCAGTAGGCATCTTCCCTGTCGCGGTACTCTTTACTGAAGATACTAATCGGCTTGTCCTTACCTGCGTGGCTGCCGTTTTTTAACTCTTCCGCCGCCTCGGATAAATCCTGTGCTGCCGCTTTGGTATCTTTTTGCGCTTCATCGAATGATTTAATCTGCTTGAGCATGGCCTCGGCATAACGTAACTGCTCCGGCGTGGCGCCATTCTTACGCATACCATATAGCTGCCGCTGAATGGCATCCATGCCCAATGTTTCAACCTGTTCTTTTAAACCCTCCAGTGTGGCCATAACAGATTTTTGTTTCTGTATCTGCTCAGTTAACGCATTAACCGCCTGTGCCTGTCGTATCTGTTCATCGGTGGCATGTGTCAGCCCCAGCCGGAATGCAATCAGGCCGTTTTTACCGCCGAGAAGTTCTGCCTTTGCCTCCTGCGCCTGCTGTACCATGTCTTTCAGGGTCTGCTGGTTCTGCAACTGCTCCCGGTAAAGCTTGCTTTGCGCCATGGCCTGCCTGGCCTGTTCCATCTGCGCGCTGGTGGCATTTTTGGTGGATAGCTGAAACAGGGTTAGCCCCTCTTTACCGCCAACCAATTCCGCCTTGGCCTCATCGGCACTTTTACCCAGCGCTTGCAGGGTATCAGATACCGAATTGATGTTATCTATCTGCTTTTGCAGACTTTCGTTAGCCAGTAAAGATTGGGTGTACTCTTTTAACTCAGCATCTTTACCTTTTAACTGGCCGGTACTTGCTTTGGCCACCTCGGCGGCAACCTTTGCCGACATGCCGCCAGCCATTAACTCTTTCTGCTTTTCCAGCAGCGCATTGCTTTGCGTTTGCGAATCAATCAATGCCTTAAAAGCTTCATTAACTTTTTTTACACCCGCCGCCGCAGCCTTTTCTTTATCCGCCGCTGTTTCGAACAGGGGCACGTTTCCGCCATAGGCATTTATTTCCTTAGCATATTCATTACTTTGTTTGCGAAACTGTTCAAACTTATAAAGACGCTCTTCAATAGCCTTTGCGGATTTGGAATCGGGCTTTAAATTAAGAAGTGTAATTACAGCTTTGCTTGCCTGTTCCGCTGTTAATTCACCGCTTTTTAAAGCTTCCTCTATCTTCTTAATCTCAGGCGTTGCTGCCATCAATTGAAACGCTGTTACATCTCCTTTATGAAATAGGCTGCTCCTAACATCTACTGATTCCCTAACCAGCCCATCAGCTAGTTTGTTTTTTTGCTTAATAGCCTCATAATAGTTTTTTTCCGCCTCGTTTCTCAGATGCGTTTTTTCTGTTGTATCTGCGGCGGCGTATTTTTCTTTTAGCTCTTCTATAGTCCCTATTTGTGCCCGGAGGGAATTGGTGGCCACATCGGTCGCTTTACTGATTTCGTAATAAGTAAATGCTGCCGCGGCCAAACCGGCAACCAAACCAATCCAGCCACCTTTGGCCATGCCGGCAACACTGCCGATTGCGCTTGCTGCCCCTGCCGCCCCTGTGGCACCTGCTGCACCACTGGCTGCACTGCTCGCCTTGGCTTTCGCCAGAAATTTAGCTGCGGCCGCCTCTTTCAGCATGGCCGCGGTGGATTTTTCCGATGCAGCAATTTCGGCGTATTTGCGGATAATCACCGCCGCAATGGATGCAGCATATTTGCCGGTATAGACTGCGGCCACGGTACCGACAGCAGCAGCAACCAGCCCCAGGTGATTACCCAGCCAGTCCAGTACTGCACTGGCTTTCTGGCTGGCTCCTGTGGTTTCATCCAGTGCACCAACAAAAGACATCACTTTGTTTTTAAGGGTGGTGGTGGCTTGACCAATGGTCTTGTTCATCTTGCTAAATTGCGCATCAACGACTGGCGCCTGCTTTAATATGGCATTGGCTATAGCCTCTGATGTCAGCTTGCCGCTGGCTGCCAGTGCACGCAATTGCCCGACTGTTGTCCCTAATCCTTTGGCCAGTGTCTGCGCCAGCCCCGGCGCCTGTTCCAGTACGGAATTTAATTCCTCACCGCGCAACGTGCCTGAGGCAAACGCCTGTGATAACTGCACCAGTGCCGCCGCCTGTGATTCAGCCGAACCACCACCGATTACCATGGCTTTATTGATGGTATCGGTTAGTTTCAGCAGCTTGCTGCCGCTGATTCCGGTCTGGTTTTGCGACGTGACCAGCTTGTTATACAGTTCGGCCACGGTACTTAATGATTGTCCGGTGTTGTTGGCGCTGGCCATTAACTGGCTGCGCACCTGCATTAATTCAGTAGTGGAATCAATCACCAGCTTCAAACGGTTGTTTACCGTTGTCCACTCATCCGCCATACCGGATAACTGTTTCATGCTGCCAATGCCCAGCATGGCCGCGGCCAGATGCTTTGCTTTAACCAAGGCCGTATCCAGCTTGGCATTAAATTCAGTCAGGCCTTTAACATCAATATCCCCTATCTTGACTGCAACCGGAGGCACTGCATCCATCTTTGCCGCCGTTGGTATGGCCGCTTTGGTTGGCTCTGGTGCCGCCGGCCGCGCTTTTCTCATGGCCGCAAGGGCGGCTTCTTCTGCCTTGAGTTCCCGCGTCCTGATTGTGGCCAGTGACAGCAATTCATTTTGTTTGCCAAAGTCCACCAGATATTTATTTAAACCGGCAGAATTGTTCTCGTACTCGCCACTAACCTTTTTTAATTCTTCCTTGTACTTGCGTACGGATACGGCAGTCTGTTTGAATGCGTCTACCTGTTCCATGGTGACGCCCAGATTTAACAGGGTTTGGGCTCTGGTGGCGATGACTGCATCGGTCAGGCCGTTAACACTGCGGGCAGACGCCTGATAGGCGCGTGTTAGTGCCTGTGATGCTTTTTTAGCCTGCTCTTCCGTGCTGCGTATGCCGGAAATAAATCCGCGCGCGTCGATACCCACGCCTATAGTTAAATCTTCTGACATATCTATACCTTTACTACCATTTATCTAATGGGCAATGTAATCCCCAGATTTTTGCTTTGGGCTTGATAAAACAGCCACACCGCGAACATCGGTCAAAAGTGTGCACCGGTTCCCCGGGTGGTGTACCTGCTACCCAGCGGTTGATTTCTGTACATGCCGCACAAATGGCTTTTTTACGCTCATAGTTGCTACTGCTGTCGCGCTGCGCCTGTGCGCCCTGATTACAATCACATCCCATATCAACGCCCTATAGAAAACAGCGGCACTTGGCCGCTGTTTTAGTCGAGTGAATCCAGAAACGCGTCAACTTCATCTGCATCATCGTCACCACCTGAATCCGCAACATCCTGACTGTCGGTTTCATCATCCGCCAGATCAGGTAATAACAGGTCTTGCAATTGAATCTCATCATTGCCGGCCGCCCGTGCTGTGACTAGGGTGTTATAGGCCAGATACTGCTCAATACGCCATTGCGGGAAGCCGAAGCGGTTGTAATAATTCAGATAGCGGTTAAATTCGCTTACCGGCCAGCCGTCAATTTCTCTGGCCGGGATATGCAACAGAAAAGACAGCTCAATTATGAATTTTTCGCGTCTTGTAACTGCTTTTTTAACCCTGCATCTCCGTTGATCAGGAAGAAATGATCTTGTACGGCCGCCAGTACTTTGCTGGGCAGGTCAGCCAGAAACTCCAAATCTTCGCGGCTATCCGGGTAAAACATGGGATTGCCATCCTGGTCGACAATCATCAGCGCTTTTTCACGCACGCCGTTTAAACCATCATCGTAGCTGCTTTCAAATTCGCTGCACCGCTGAAAAAAATCGGTCATTTCGCGCACATTGAACATCTTGACATGCAGATGTCCATCGTACGGGGCAATATCCGGTACGGCGCTGATTACTGCCTTGCGCATATACTGGCGGGCGGCATTGATAAAGGCTTCTTTTGTGTTTGCGGTGTTGGTCATCTTATTTTGCTCCTGTTGTCATATCTAACTTACGGCTGCGACCATTAATTTGCAGTTCGATAGAAAACTGCCATTTATCGCCACTTTTACCATCCCAGTCCAAGCTGGTGATTTTTACCTGATAACCGCGCATATACTTGCTGCCTTTGGGTTTTAAGGTAAAAAATATGGTCTCCAGCTCCTCGGCCATCTCTTCCAGAAAATCCTGAACTTCTTTGTCTGGCGCCCACAATCCGGACAGGCTAATGGTGCCCGGCTCTTTTTCCAGCTCAGTAACAGCACCCTCATCGCAGATAGTGGTCGCATCGATTGCTTTAGTCTTGAGCGCCGCTATCTTGACGCTGGTGGCATCACAGAAGCTGTATCTTTTCACGGTGGTAAATTTAGCATCGGTCACCGTGCCGATATCTTCCCCGTCCAGCGTCATCAGCGCAAATGAGTCTTCGTTACTCACGCTAACAAGATAATAGCCATTAATAGCATCGTTTTCGACGCTCTCAACCCAAACCGCATCACCCGTTTTCAAGCCATGACCCACAGATGTAGCGATGGCTGGTTTAGTGTTTGTTAAATCACTAATAACTTTTGTCGGCGTCTCCGGCAGATCGTAAAAGTAAGTGCGGCTATTAAAACTCATCCCGCGCTTAGCACTTTTCTTAATAGCCGGTTGCCCTTGTGTTCTTGCCATAACAAAACTCCATAAAAAAAGCCACGGGTAACCGTGGCTCGTATAAAAAACAATTGTCAGTTAAACAATCAGATAATCAAAGGTTGCCAGATATTTCTTTCTGTCAATATCGTAAGAAAAGAATGGCGTTGTTTTAAGCAGGCATTCGATTTCGTCGCTAGCCTGTATCGTATCCATCACCTGCTGCACACATTGCGCACGCTCCTGCGCCGTGCTGGCATAAATATCCACCTGCACCCGCGGGTTGAAACTCTGGTAACAGTTTGTCGCCTCCACTTGCCCGGAAACAAGCACATAGCGCATCGCTGGCCACATAGCCGGGTCTGTGGCACTGTTCTGCACCGGTATCAGGTCTGGATAAACACGCCCACCGCACAAGTCCTTTATGATGCTGTAAAAAATAGCTATTTCTTCCATTCTTTCTGCACCTCTTCCAGCATTATTTTGGTTGCTTCCTTTTTAGCCTCCCCGCGCTTATTGTCATAGGCTGCACGCATAAACGGGTGCGGCTGCGGCATGTTAATACCGTATTCCACAAAGGTGGCAATCTGTTTTGCTCCTTTGGGAATTTCCTTGGAATTGGATACGGTAACAATATGCTTGGAAGCCAGTCCGTGCCGTTCCGAGGCAGGGATGCGCTTCATGATGATGCTGCGCCCGACATGGCCGGGCTGTACTACTGTACAGGTTTTACCACCCTTGCCGTCACTGTTGTAAACCCGGTAAGGTTTTGGTGCCTTGTAGGCATTGTTTTTTGCCTCGTCCCGGATGATGGCTGCACCTTTGCCGGTGGCTTTTTTAGCAATGTCTTCCTGAACGCTCTTACCAAGTCGCCTTAGCTTTTTCTGCAACCGCTCCAGCCCGTTAACCTTAAAGTTGAATGCCATTTTTAACCCTCGTTCATACCCGTTGTACAAGGTAAATTAATTACTTCGGGGTGAATCGAATCCGGTAATACTGCCTGAATATTGAAAATACTGCCTTTGTACATAATCCGGTATTCAGGAGTAATGTTGGCTGTCAGTTTGCTTGTGCGCACCTGTATCGACACGGTACAACTTGCCGAATCCAGCCCGTTTTTAACAAATTCACGGCCAGACAGATAGGACATGTTTGCCCATACCTTGCCGACATCAACCCAGTTTTTTTTCAATATCTCCCAGACTGCCCTTGCTGATTTCCGGGCGTTGAATCAATACCCGTTTATCAAGTTTGCCTGCCGCAATACTCATGAATCCCCCCCACATAATCCGGTACGGCTGCAATAAAAAACCGAGGGCATACATCACCCCCGGTTTATCCCGTTTATCTAGGCATTGGCCGCTTCCGGTGTAAATCCAGCAGATTATGTGCATTAACCGGTACGGCGGCATTTTCAGCCCGACCCAAATCCTCCCGGTGCGCATAAAAATATCCTGCGGTTATTAGCATGGATAATATGATATCTGGTGTAACCACAATACCATCTTCCGCACCCGCCTCTTCTGCCGCGCGTTTCTCATCCGCATCTACATACACAGGGCGATTGAGGTAGGCAATCACATGCGCCTCCGCCGTGCTACCGATCAGCTCCAGCAACTGGTCTTCCTCATCGGTATCCAGTCGCTGGTTGTCACGTATCTGCTTTACTGTAAGAAAACGCATTACTTATTGCCGCCGTTTTTCTTGTCGTCCTTTTTGGACGCTGCTTCCGCCTTGGCCGCTTCCGCCTTGGCCGCTTCCGCTTCCGCCTTAGCTGCCTCCGCTTCCGCCTTAGCTGCTTCCAATTCCGCTTTAGCTGCCTCCGCTTCCGCCTTGACTGCTTCCAATTCCGCTTTAGCTGCCTCCGCTTCCGCCTTAGCTGCTTCCACTTCCGCCTTAGCTGCCTCCGCTTCCGCCTTAGCTGCTTCCAATTCCGCTTTAGCTGCCTCCGCTTCCGCTTTAGCTGCCTCCGCTTCCGCTTTAGCTGCCTCCGCTTCCGCCTTGGCTGCTTCCAATTCCGCTTTAGCTGCCTCCGCTTCCGCCTTGACTGCTTCCAATTCCGCTTTGGTTGCCTCTGCTTCCACTTCTGCCACACCCTCAGGCAGCAAACAGCCCCATTTACGTGCGTTTTGCTCATGCTCCGGCGGGCATTCCTCTCCCGCTTTAAGCAGCGTCGGATACAGTTGCCCCAGTAAAATGCATTTAAAATCCTTGATTAATTTAGCCATTTTAAAACCCCTTACATAACGAACGCTTTAACCGCTTCCGGATTATCAACCCCACCACCAGTGCGCTTAGTTGTATAAAAGTGAACATAGGGTTTATTGCTAAACGGGTCACGTAACACACGGATGCCTTTTCGATCCAGAATAATATAAGCGCGGTTAAAGTCACCAAACAATATCGGAATAGAACCACTACCCATATCCGGCATATCGGCCACTTCATACACTGGATAACCCAGCAAACGATTAGGCTGCCCTATCTGCATCGACTGCTGCCATATATAGTCACCCCTATCGTTTTTCATTTTGCGTGCCAGCGTCATCGTCTTGCGATTCATCATAAATGCTGCTTTAGGCATAAACGCTGAGGGCAATGCACCAGTTAAGTCAAAAAGATCATCAGGGTATAGTTCATAGCTACTAGAACGTTGAGACTGAACTGCCTGAATTGCACCGAGTGGGTGCGCTTTTTCGTTTGCCTGTCCCTCAACAAACGTAAGAATACCTATTGGTTTACCATTAGCCCCGTCACCAGCAAAGAAAGCTGCATTTTCACGAATGGCGAACTCGTTACTTACTTCCTCGTTAATCAGTGCCTCAACATCAATCTCCGCATCATCCAGTGCTGTCTGTGTAACTGCCGGATTGGCGTAAATCTCCCCGGTTTTGAACTCATATTCTTTCAACTCGCCCGTCTTTGTTTCCGGCCGCTTATCCGTTTCCCCTACCCAGCCAGAAGCAAAGCCGTGTAGGTTATAAACTTTTTTGAAAGAAGCGTTGTCCGTGGTCTTTACATTAAACAATTGCCGCGCTGGCGAAATTTCCACCAGCTTGTTGGTTACCGTACGATCCCACTCCGACGGCGCCACCACACCAAGATTACCATCTTTAGTTAGCGCAGCATTGACTTCACCCGAACGCAAATAACTGACCATAGCCGCACTTTGCGCCATCGCCTCGGGACTTAGACCACCCACGCCGTTCATTTGCCCCGCGGCAATTTTTTTAGCCAAATCATCATAACTGGCCTGTAAATCCACTATCGTCTGTTTTAATTCCGCCTGCGCTTTTTCCCCGGCTCCCATTTGTTCACGCAAAGCATTCACTTCACCAGTCTGGTTGTTTTGCCAGTCCTGCAAACTTGAGCGAATACCATTAATCATAGTCACCGGATCACTGCCCGTATTGGCATATACCCCAATCACACCACGTAACGGATACTGCTTCACATCTTGCTTTTTCATACTTAATCCTTTCTATTCAAAAAATTCAAAAGGCCATTTGCACTAGCCAAAAAATCATCGCTGCCAGCGCCGGGCGTAGCAGAATCCTCAGCAGCGCACGGCATGCTGTGGTTTTTATTCAATGAACTTAATACCTGCCGCCGTTCTTTTCGCGACATACCCAATTGCGCCAAAGCCGTATCTACTAACGCCCTAGCCTGTTTACTTTCACTATCGACCGTAGTCTGCTTTTTCACTTCCAGCCGGCCGGTGGCCAAACCGCATTCCATCGCTGCCGTACAATCCAGCCATGTTTCTTTATCCATCATGGCAGCAATTTCATCCAATGGCCGATGGCTCCGCTGTGCATACAGGTCTGCCATAGCCTTGTCAAAAGCACCCAAGCCATCAATAATGCCCTGCAAATCATGCCGATTACCCATAGCCAGACACCATGCGTTATGAATCATTAGAAAGGCGCCTGAGCCGATCAGAATTTCATCTCCGGCCATGGCAATCACCGAAGCTGCACTGGCCGCCATGCCTACCACCTGCACCGTTACCCGACCGGGGTGCATACTTAACTGGTTATAAATACCTACCCCCTCAAAATAACTACCGCCGGGGCTGTTGATATTCACCACCACATCATTATTACCAATTCGCTTTAGTGCTTTGGCCACATAGTCACAATTTGCAGCACCATCGTCATAACCGCCGATAACGTCATAAATATTAATCACATTACCGTTATCATCATCGTCATCCTGCGCCTTAATACCCGCCGACCACTTTTTTGCGGCCTGTGGCGTTAACTCATACGAAACTTTTTCGGGAATCGCTCCCGCGTTCAGTTGAGGTAATTTAATCAAGCTCATTCTGTTTGCCTCTTTTATCCATCTGCTTAGATGTCATCGGATTTTTTAAACTGTCAGCGTCCTTGTCCTTGCTGCGGGGTAAATCGCATGTGCGCCGCACCTCATTCTGTGTTAGCCATGGCTGCGTACCGCCAGCACCCAGCGCTTTACTGAAATACTCCGCCTGATCTTTAAGCGAACCATGCAGCAATGCCCCAGTATTGAATTTAAGTATTTTGCCGTCGTCATCAAGTAATACCCGTTCCAGTGCTTGCTCCCACAAGGTCAGCCACGGATTTAAGCCAAATTTAATTGTAGTAGTCTTTATTTAATCTGACATTTAGTGTATTTTAAACCAATAATGGAGTGTCAGTAATGAATCAATCTGCAAAAATAATTAAACCAAAATTAGGTCTTTTAGAACTCGCTAAACAGTTAGGTAATGTTCAGCAAGCCTGTAAAGTCTTGGGATATAGTCGCGACAGCTATTATCGCTTCAAAAAACTCTATGAACAGGGCGGAGAATTAGCTCTTCAGGAAATAAGTCGCAAAAAACCTATAGAGAAAAATCGCGTAGAACCTCATATTGAGCAGGCTGTCGTTAATATGGCTTATGAATTTCCTGCTTATGGCCAACATCGGGTAGCTAATCAGCTACGTCTGCAAGGAATCATGGTCTCTGGCAGTGGTGTACGTTCAATCTGGTTACGCCACGATTTAGAAAGCTTCAAAAAAAGGCTGATCGCTCTGGAAACAAAAGTAGCTCAGGAAGGGCTTGTGTTAACAGAAAGCCAGCTACAGGCTTTAGAGAAAGCGAAAGCAGCGCGAGAGGCACAGGGTGAAATTGAGACCCAGCATCCTGGTTATTTATGCGCACAAGATACATATTATGTTGGTCATATTAAAGGGATTGGGAAAATATACCAACAAACGTTTATTGATACCTATTCAAGACTGGCGTTTGCTAAAGTATATACGGAGAAAAACAGTTTAGTTGCTGCGGATATGCTCAATGATAAAGTGATACCATTTTTTGATAATGAGCAGGTAGCGCTTTTACGAATTCTGACGGATAGAGGAAGTGAGTATAACGGTCATAAAGAGCGTCATGCATACGAACTGTATCTGAATTTGGAGGATATAGAGCATACGAAAACAAAAGCCTACAGTCCGCAAACGAATGGTATATGTGAGCGGTTCCATAAGACGATGAAGACCGAGTGTTATGATATTATGTTTAGACGTAAGATATATACAGAACTGAAAGAGATACAACAAGATATTGAGCTTTGGCTAGAGTTTTACAATCGGGAAAGAGCACATTCAGGGAAATACTGTTATGGTAAGACACCTTGGCAAACTTGGGTAGAGACAAAAGGACTGGCTAAAGAAAAGCAGCTAGAGAATTTATTTTACTCATCAGACAGTCATTGTGTTAGAACGAATGCCGATGAGTAGGTAGTGTCTGTCAGATTAAGTTTAAGCTAGTACAATTTAATAAAGAAAATACCCAGTTCATTAATGCCTGAACCCCATGAAGTATCGTCCAGCATCAATAGCGGACGCGGTACCCCAAAAAAGCGGGCAACTTCTTCTATTTGGTGCGCGCGGTTTTCCAGCAACTGAGCATCCACCGCCGTACTCGACCATTTGGCCGCCTTGGCGCCATCTTCCAGCAGAATCACCCCGCCGGCATTTTCAGCACCACTATTAGCCGCCCGCAGTGATTCCCGCAGACGGTTAAAACCCTCATCGGTTAAAGCCTTTGGTACTTCTACTGCCCCGCTGGCCATAACCCCGTGTGCAAATGTCCGCCGGGTGGCTTTCTCCGCACTAAAAGCTATGCCCAGTGCTTCCCGTGCCAGCTTTACCCGTGAAATACCTTTAATCCCGTCTTCCGAATAATCGCGCAGATGAAACACCTCATCGGCGCCCATTTGCGTCTGCTTACCTTTGGCGCTAGTATAGGTATAGCGCAGTGACCAATCCTCTAGCTGTTCTACTGATACCCGTGTTGGATGCATCGGCACTAGAGAAACCACCCGCTTGCCACTGCGTATAACCCGGGCATAGGCATTACCGTATTCCAGCAGCAGTGTTTGCATCTGCCGCTTGAACTCGTAGGCCGTCTGCCAATCATTGGGCTTTTTCTTGATCAACCGGTATAGTGGGTCATCTTTCAGCACCTCCTTTTCATCCGTATCTGTCAGTAACCTGATGGGCAGATAGGCGATGCACTCCGAAATTACATTTACGCAACGGTTTAATGCCGAGTTCATCAGGGCTTTATTTTCGCCAATCTGCACCCCGCCACCACTAACGCTATTGCGGATAAATTCCTTAAATGCCGGATCATCCACACCGTCAAATCGCAACGCCTGTAAACCCTCGCTACGAATACCTCGCGAAGAATTTTTGCGCGCTCTCTTATCTTTTTTACTCATAGCTGATATATCGAACCCCGCGCGTTTCATATACTGATTTATCGTTTCTAGGCTCAGCGTTTGGGTTTTCGGTCAGAATATGCACCGCATCCAGCATGGCCATCACCGGGTCAATCTTCGCCCAGCCACTCGCTTGTTTAGTTATCAGTAAACTGTTAGAACGTAATTCAGTACGGGCGTTAGACATCGACCAGGCAAACATAGCGTTATTACCATGCTGCAATGTTCCCTCCGCCAGCTTGCGCTCTACCGTCTGAATCGCATTTTTTAATCGCCACCCCTGCGTAACCGCTTTTAATAAATCCTGCGGCACATGACGCTCCAGAATGGCATCGACAATCTGGCCTACACCGGCACTATCCAGCCCAATTTCAATCAGCAAGCCACGGTCATAAATGTACTTCACCATATCGGCAATCTCTTCGATATCATCGCCAACCTGCGACACAATCGTCATTTCACCCGCAGCCGCAAAACCCTCCAGCGTAGAAGCGATACTTTTGCGCCGCTCCAGCACAATCGGGGAAGCCCATGCATAAGCCCATACCATCCATTGGCGCGGTGCACCCTTGCGTCTGCCCACCACGGCCAGTGCCAGCAGGTCATCAAGGCCACCACCATCAATCCCTATCGTCACCGCCTCACAAGCGGCCAGTAATTCATCTAGCGTGCCAATAGATTCCAGTGTATTTTTTTCCCAGAAATTGACCGCCAGCCATACATCATTGGTTAAAGCTATGGAAATCGGCACATTCAGATGCTTAGCCCAGAACTGCCGCTCCTCCTCCGGTTTACCGTTTTTCGCCTTGTCCCATAGTTGCCGCAGTTGATCAACGCCTACCGATGCGCCCAGATTGGGATTAGTAATGTAGAAGTTGTCCGGATTCATATAGGCTTTTGATTCCAGCATCGACGGCGGGAATTCATACAGCACCGGTAAAAAGTAGTTCTGCGTTATTTCACCATCGCGCACGGCTCGTCCCCGGCTCAGCAGGTCAGCAAATACCCCGCGTGGTGCTTCATCTGAATGAGTAGACAGATAAATGGTAAAACCGTCCGGCCGTGAAACCATCCCACCCGTCACCTCAGTAAACATATTCACCGCATTAGCGCGCTTACCGAACAGCCAGACTTCCTCAATCAATACCCCTGTGCCCTTTACCCCGGATACCGTATCCGATTCAGCCGCAATAATCTGCAATTTTGCATTAGTGCCGCGATGGGTAATCGTACGGCTATGCTCTTGCACCTGAAAAAGCTGGCGCAACTGCGGGTCAGCATTAATCATTGCCCGCGCCGGATTAAAACTGTTATTAGCAACGTGTTTAGTCGGCGCAATGATGTAAAACTCAGCATCCCGACGCCAGTTAAGCACCAGCGCGGTCAGCATGATTCCGGCACTGTATGTCGATTTGGAATTTTTCTTGCTGATAAGCAAAAAGAACTCATTAATCAGCCGCACCCCTGTATCAGGGTTATAGGCACCGAAAATCGCCGCTACAAAATCAAATATCCAGTTCTTCGATACCCCCGGATCACCAATCCGCGGCTCCCCCGGCACATCACACAGCCTTAGGGCGCGAAATATGCGCAGCGCCGCGTCCGCTGATTCCTGAAATAACGGCGGTGTCACAATCAAACTTTGCCTGTTAACAATCCGTTGCTGCCAGTCAACGCATGCCGTAGTCCATTCAGACGTAGCAGATTCCACCAGTGCGCTCATTGCAACCGCCCGATGGACGGTGATCGCAACGGTGCAAACGTATCAGTCTGCAATATTTCTTCCGCCGCAGCCTGTTGCGCTTCTTTCTTGCCCGTTTCACCCACTTTGCCGTACTTGTAGGGCAATACCGTTTGCAAACTCTTAATCTGCGACTGTGTTAGGGTAACTATCCCCATGCCGGCCAGCGTCAGCAAATCGCGTGGATCAAGTAACGAATAATTTTTATCACCAATCGCCACCTGTAGCCCCGTTTGTACAATCACTTCACCGTAAAACGAATCAGCCTGTAATGCGGGTACTGTATCAGCCACCTTTACCGCAGCTTTCGCCAGATCATCACCCTGTTGGCTGGCAGAATTAGCCATTGGCGTACTTAATTTTTCGATAAGTGCTATCACCTCAGGGTCTTTGCGCAAGCGGCTACCCGTCGCGCTGGCTGTTTTCTCACTATAACCGGCCTCAATCGCTGCCTCCCGGTTTGAAATCCTCCCGCCACTGATAGCAATAGCGCGTGCGAACAACTCTTTTTGCTCGTTCATAGCCATTGCAAAACTCCTGTTAAAAAAAAGACGCGCCAAAGCGCGTTTAACAAGCCAAAATAGGCCTAAATCAATAAATTTATTGGTAAAATCCTAGCCTGTTAAAGCCTTTAACAGGTTAAAAAGGGGAATTTTTTCCGCGATTGAGAGGGCAGGCGGTGACCGGTTGCGAGTTAACCAAACTTTACAATACCCCCTGCCTATTTTTTAAGCAGTCTAAAAACAATAATAAATGATTACTCAATGTTACTATTAAAGGTTGTTACTATAGAGTGCAGTGCTAACCTTGCCGTGCTTATCTCATCAAGAAATCACATACTCACTATCAAACGGATAATTGCACCCATAGCATTACCCGCGCCTACTCTCGTGTCTGGTCTTCATCTCATGACAGCTTTTGCATAACGTCTGCAAATTACTCATGTCATCAGTGCCACCTGCTGCAATGTTCACAATGTGATCCACTTCCATACCCTCAACGCTAGCATGCCCACAGTATTGACAGGTGTACTTGTCTCGTAACAGCACTGCCTCACGCAAGCGACGCCACGGCCTACCACCACGCCCACGACCCCACACACCAGCTTTACCCTTGCATTGTCTGGGAGATGAAAGCCGACTGTTACAACCCGCAGGTTTCAATCTGCTAGCTTTAACTGTTAACTTCATATTACTAGCTCACTCGTTCAAATAAACAAAATTGTTTATAAAAGCACTTGTAATCATAAACATTTTTGTTTACAATTAATTCATGTTCAATTAGTAGTAAGGAAATGAAGCAAAGTGAATTTTTACGCTGGTTGATAGCTCAAGGGGTGCAAGTTAAAGATGGCACAAAACATTTAAAACTTTACTATGCTAATAAGCAATCAACATTACCCAGACATCCGAGTAAAGAAATCCCAACGGGTCTGGTTAAAGCAATAAAAAAACAATTGGGATTGTAGTAATAGCCCTCTTTATGAGGGCTTCTATCGCAAGCTTTGCTTCATTCTTTAAAAAAAATCTTTAAGGTAAATACAACTATGCAATACCCTGTTTTAATAACGCGCGACGATAATAGCTATACTGTAACGTTTCGTGATATCCCCGAAGCGTTAACCTGCGGTGATACTCTTGAAGACGCTCGTGATATGGCCGCTGATGCGCTATTAACTGCCATGGAATTCTATTTTGAAAACCATCGCCAAGTCCCACTACCATCAAAAAAACAAAAAGGTGAGGAATTAATTACCTTACCTCTAAGCGTTGCTGCAAAAGCACTTCTACTTAATGAAATGATCAAACAAAATGTTTCTAATGCAGAACTGGCTAGACGTTTACTTACACGACCACAAGACGTGCAGCGATTAACAAACCTTAATCACTCAACCAAAATCGATACAATTAACTCCGCATTAAACCAATTAGGCAAACACCTTGAAATTAGTATCGCTTAATACCGATTACTAGAACATAAAAGCCAGCGGTTAAGCTGGCTTATTAAATATTACAGACGATGGCATGTAATTTTAAGCTCTTCACCAACCGCAGCTAAAAGATGAGCCATAGTCTCAATAGTTAGATTGGCATCACCGCCCATAACGCGGGTAATGTACGATATGTGTTTACCCGTAGCTTTAGCTAACTGGGCTCTTGTCATCCTTTTTGCTGATAACAGTTTAGCCAGCAGCAAGGCAAATTCAACCTTTTGTCCCTCTGCCACATACTCGTGATCAACTTGCTTTATTTTCTTTTTCATGGCTTTCTATCTTAACAATTGATATTGCATTAATATTTCAAACGCTTTAATACCTTGTTAGTTATCGTCGTAACCATCAATCATATTTATTCCTTACTTGTGCATTAGTTATATTTTGGTTATAATTTAGTTATTAAAAAGTTATAACAACACCATGAACAAAATAGCTTACCAACCAAAAGCCCTTAAACAATTACGGAAAATTCCTGATAGAAAACTCATCTATCGGAAAATTGAAGAGTTAACCAATATGCCAGAATGCGCAAATGTTAAAAAACTATCCAATCACCAATACGGATATCGTTTGCGGGTCGGTAACTACCGAGTACTGTTTAACTTTGATGGCATCATCCATATTATTTCAATTGAAGAGGTTAAAAAACGTGATGAACGCACATATTAATCCTAACTATCAAATCATCAACGACAAACACGGTATGCCTCAGTTTGTTGTTGTTCCCTATGAAGATTTCAGACAACTAACCAATCAACCTGTTATTAACCTTGAAAATGCCATTCCCAGCGAAGTGGTAGGCATGGTAATTGAACAAGATTACACACCAGCTCGAGCATGGCGCGAATATCTGGAATTAACACAATCAGAATGCGCTGAAAAGCTTGGTATGTCACAACCCGCCTATCTAAAGCTGGAAGCTTCAGAAAAGCCCACTAAAGCAACCCGCACCAAACTTGCCACTGCTTTAGGTATTAATGAAGAACAATTAGATTGCTAAATACAAAAGCCAGCAGTTAAGCTGGCTTATTACTTAGTACAGTTAATATACAGACGCCCAATAAAAAAAACCCGCCAGGGAGATGGCGGGCGTAGTAGTAAAGTTTATCAACTTAAAAGGAGAAAATGTTAATGCCTTTCTTTTGGGTGCAGCAAAGCTGCCACCGGCATTAAAAGGAAAAAAAAAGATTAGTGATTAGAAATATACTAAATATTCAAGTCATGTGCAAGGGTGAATTGTAGTAGTTTTTATTTAATCTGACATTTAGTGTATTTTAAACCAATAATGGAGTGTCAGTAATGAATCAATCTGCAAAAATAATTAAACCAAAATTAGGACTTTTAGAACTCGCTAAACAGTTAGGTAACGTTCAGCAAGCCTGTAAAGTCTTGGGATATAGTCGCGACAGCTATTATCGCTTCAAAAAACTCTATGAACAGGGCGGAGAATTAGCTCTTCAGGAAATAAGTCGCAAAAAACCTATAGAGAAAAATCGCGTAGAACCTCATATTGAACAGGCTGTCGTTAATATGGCTTATGAATTTCCTGCTTATGGGCAACATCGGGTAGCTAATCAGCTACGTCTGCAAGGAATAATGGTCTCTGGCAGCGGCGTACGTTCAATCTGGTTACGCCACGATTTAGAAAGCTTCAAAAAAAGGCTGATCGCTCTGGAAACAAAAGTAGCTCAGGAAGGGCTTGTGTTAACAGAAAGCCAGCTACAGGCTTTAGAGAAAGCGAAAGCAGCGCGAGAGGCACAAGGTGAAATTGAGACCCAGCATCCTGGTTACTTATGCGCACAAGATACATATTATGTTGGTCATATTAAAGGGATTGGGAAAATATACCAACAAACGTTTATTGATACCTATTCAAGACTGGCGTTTGCTAAAGTATATACGGAGAAAAACAGTTTAGTTGCTGCGGATATGCTCAATGATAAAGTGATACCATTTTTTGATAATGAGCAGGTAGCGCTTTTACGAATTCTGACGGATAGAGGAAGTGAGTATAACGGTCAT